TGATAAGATCGTACATTAAACGGCTCATTATCAAGATATACATTCGCTCCGCTAGGATTGTCCATACAATGTTGCCCTGTCGCTCAAATATTGATTAGCCTGTTGCTCATAATAATCAGCAATATCTTGCATATTATCAACATTCGCTCGGCCATTCTGCATATATACATTGTATTTGCGTTTATTCCCGATCAAGAATTTATAAAACTCTGCACAGGCGTAGTAAACAACTGCCTGTTCCAAGTAATCATACAAATTCGCAAGCGTGAACTTACCAAGGCCATAAATTTGCAAGCGAGTGGTGGACGAAGAAACATCATCAATAGTTAAATATTTACCATGTTGAGAGTGATCAACTGGTGAATAGTATGTGCCATCATCACTAGACTCAACAAATCGTACAGACTCCACAGGCACGGCGAGGGTAGAGAGGTCAACCCTTACTCTACCCCCTGCAACTGAAAATCCAGTTGCAACCTGTGGATCAAACTCATACTGAGCAAATGGGTACAAACGCTTAACGCTCTCAGTAACAAACTGATCTATATCAGAATCAAATGTTGTTACTGCTGTAGCAATATCTAATCGCTTCTTTACAGCGTTTCTAGCATCTGCAACCAGCATTGTTAGCTCGCTAACTCTGCTTTATCGCCAGTGGCTTTTTTGTGATCACTAGCTGAAATTTCTTCAACATTAGGATCATCAGCAAGCCTCTTTTGCAGCTTTGCATCAGCAGTTTGTAAATAACCAACACGAACACGATCACCTTGGAAACGCTCAAAGTAAGGCGTAAAACGCACAACTTCTGGAGCAACTGGATTTTCAGGATCGCTTTCGCTAATTTGAAAACCAAGGCCAGCAATCGTAGAGCGGTAATATTTCATACCAGCTTTCTTCTCTTGCTTCTCAAGAGTTTCACTTTTTACCGTTTCTTTTGGCTTCTCGTCCTGCTTTGAAGCAGCAGGCGTACTCTGATCCTGCTGTGCTACAACAGGTTCTTTTGGCTTGTTATCGTTGGACTCTGCCATATAACTTTCCTCCGTTACTTAATATTTTAGCAGAAAAAGGGCGGGATTACCGCCCCCAATCTTAGCTCAAGCCGTATAGGTAGCCGTGAGTCTTTTCCTGCTCTACTTCCATTGTCAGGTGGCCACGAATGACCTTTTTCTTACCGTCCTGACCAGGTAGAGTAGCTTCAACAACTGCAACTGAGCCGCTTTCACCATTGCCCTCTTGTGGGCCAAGACCGATTTTACTCGTGTCATTGATCCACAGCTCATCACGAAGCAAACCGTGATCAACAATGATATCAAGCTCGTGATCAAGCACACCACTTTGCCAAGTATTAGTAACCAAGTTACCGCCTGTGTGCTCTTTCTTGCCAAGCATTTGCTTGTTTACATCAAGTGCATCAAGTTTCTGCTTTTGGTATGGGCTCAAAGTAATAGTAGTTGGATCGCCACCAGCTTCAACAATCGCAAGGATTATTGCATCAATGGCCGCAATCGTTAGAGCTCCACCAACATTAGTAACATTGGTAATAACGAATTGCTTTAATCCACCCATCAGATGCAGGTTATTGCCTGTATCTTCATAGCGAACACCATAAAACACTGCCATTGCAACTTCACGCATGAATTCAATGTAGCGGCGTTTTAGCTGGCCAGTTAATGGATTACCATCTGTTGTCGCCTGCATGATCTCTGTCTTAGACAGCTCAACAGCACGATCAAAAATTTGAACATAGTTGTAGAGACGATCAGCAGTATCAGAAACAGCGGCTGGGCCTGTGCTATTCTCAGAAGCAGCACCACCAATACTAAACATTGGCTTAGCAGCGTGAGCAGCACCAGTCGTACCACCATACGCACGAGTTACCGTAAGCGTAGTAGCAGAGGCAATCGCAGTAACACGCATGAGCTCGTTTTCACAGCGTAAAATGTTACCAACTTGATATTGACGAGCGTTAGCCACAGTAACAGTTGTAGCAACACCATCAGCTAAAGTAATGGTTTCACGGCGTGCTGCTAGAGCGGTTTGTGTCCACTCATGTTTGAAGCTTTTGGCTACAAACTTGTTCATGCCAATTTTCTTTAGAAATGCAATTCCATCTTGCCGTGGCGTAAGGAAATCCAATCCGTCTTTTAGATCAAGAATGTGATCATTCTGATCAGCGAAGCTAGTTCTTGCTCCAGATACAAATGTACTCATTTTAATTTTCTCGCTTTCGTAGTGCTAAATAGTTAGTTAAAGACCACGGAGCTTAGCCATTTTCTCAAACGCTTGTGGATCGTTTGAGTTGCGTAAAGCATCAATTTGCTGCTCACGCTCCTCATCTGAAAGACGAGGGGTATTGTCCGCAATCTGCACATCATGAAGCTTTTTCTGCACAATATCTTCATACCGTGTCTGCAAACGAGTAGCCTCAGCCTCTAACTGAGATGGATCATCCAAATACATCAAATCCTCTGATGAAACATCAGGGTATTTTGAAGCATTTTCTTTCAAGAAAGAGCCAATTTCACGCTCTTTTGCAAGAGTGAGTAAAAATTCCTCTGATCCCTCGTTTCCACGAGCAGCTTCATTCGCACGATCACGAGCTGCCACCAAATTGTTATAATCTTCTTGGCTCAGCGTTACTTGATCGCTGTCGCCAGTTGCCGTTCCGCCACCCTTAGGGTTTGTTGCCGCTGGATCGCCCTGAGGCTCACCACCAGTCGCACCTGGGTTATTTTGCGGATCAGTCTGTTGACTTGATTCTGCCATACTTCCCTCATTTCTTAATGTACATTCCTAATGTACCACACTAAGCACAAGCAATGCAACAATTATCTAAACACGCCAGACAACTTTTTTCTGTCGCCTACCCCAAACCTTTTTTTGGAGGACTGGATCAGCAAGTTTTTCATTCAAAGCAAGGTTAGAATCTACCAAGGAAGCTATATTACCCCAGCCACGCAATTTAGAGCGTTCTGTAGATTTTTTACCAGCTTTCCAATCATCCCATTGCTCATCAGTCCAATTTGCACGGCGATTATATAAAGGATTTGCGGCTAATAATTGTTTACGAGTTGCCTTATCAGCAGCAGCGTAGCTCGCCCAAAATTTACCCTCCGCAATCTCGGCCTCAGTTTTAGGCTGTCGTTTTGCGAATTCTGGGTGATCACGCAACATCTGGCGGCGTTTTGCAGCATCAGTTTCAGCAGCGTAGCTTTGCCAAAACTTTGCTTTTGCAGATGTTTTCGTACCGTACTTTGCACGATACTTTGACCAGTCGCCAGTTCTTTTTGCATACTGATAATCAAGCGATTTCTGGCTAGTGCCAGTCTTACCGCCATATTTTTGGCGATACTCAGACCAATCACCGTTTTGTAATGCTTTTCTAACAACCTTGCCTTTGTCTGCTCGTGCAACCGTTTCAGGATTCAACCAATCAAACGACTTTAGGAATGGGTTTTTATCAAAATAACCCTCAGCATTTAATTGACGAAGCTTATCAGCAGCCCAGCTTGAGCGTGTACCCTTAGGCTGTGCTTGATACTCAGCAAACAGTTTTTTATTGAGCTCAGCGGCCTCAGTTTTCATTTGCTTGATTCGTTTGGTATTTTCTGTGTCGTTTTTAGATAAAACACCCTCATAAAAATCAGCAGCAGTAACACCACGATCTGCAAAAAACTTATCACGCTGCTTGCTCATTTCAGCCCAACCCTGCTCAGCCTCAATCTTATTCCAATCTGTATCAAAATAATCTTGAGCAATTTTGCCATACTTCTTATTGTTCAAAAACTCTGTTTTATCAAGCTTCATAGCACGAGGTATACCAAAAAATGCGGCAATATCTTGGCCAAGTTTTGCACTCGGATCAAGAGACTGTGAATAATTTGGCTTTGATTTATCATAGCCCTGCTTTTCTTTCGTCAAACCGTAACCCTCAGAGCCTTTTTCACCAATCCAGCCCTGAGTTGGTTTAGATTTACCACTCCAAAGCTTCATAGATTTTACGACTTTGTCGCCAATGGCATACTGAGGCATTTTGTTGGCGTATCGCTTCAACAAACCTTGATCCTCAGATGCAATATCACGGCCATATTTGTCTTTACCAGTAGTCCACTCAGCCAAAGACTGCATCACAGGATTCACGCCAATACTCTGATTGCCGTTCTCACTAAAGGGGGAAAATGGAGTAGTGATATACTTATCACCAACTTTCAGACGGCCTTTGAAATACTTTGCATTTTGCTTCTTGAAATCGTCAATCTCCTGATCTGAATAACCTTGTTTTTTCAGCTCAGCACGCATAGTTTCAAAATCTTTGTCATACGCCTCATCTTTTGAGCGTTCAAAACGATTATAAGCAACCGCAGCAGCAGGCCGATCAAATGGCATTGTTGCAGTAGCTTTAGCAAGATTCTTATTCCATTGCCAAAATGGTAAAACCGTTTTCAGTGGGCGTTCCCAATTCTTCGTTTTATAATCAAACAAATACTTGTTTACACGCTTCAAAGCTTGCTCATCAGTCAAGCCTTTTGCTTTTGCACCACGAAATGCTGATACCCTAGACCAGTCCTCAACATTATTGTAAAAACGATTCAATTTGCCGCCCTTACCAATCTCTTTTGATAGATTAGTGCGAACACCCTCTGGCAAGTCAGCCATAGCTTTTTCCCAGTTTTTTGGCCGCAACATTTTGGCCTGTTCAATCAAACCTTTGCTGCCTGATGCTAAATAGTTAGCCTGAGTGTTATATAAAACATTGTTCACAGTCCAAGCAGGATTAAATTTCAAAACTGCCTTTTTCCAAGCACGAGTTGGAGCAGATACAACATCACTTGCTGTATTCAAAAGAGCTCGTTTAGATTTATTGATAGTAACTTGCCTTGGCCCAAAAAACCCTTTTAGACCAGGCTTGCGATCAACTTCAATAAATTTGCGTGATTTTCGGTAAGCCTCATTCACCTCAGCACGAGCAGGCAATACAGCATCATCATATTGTTTCAGCAAAAGCTCTCGCTCTTTAGACCAACGAGCTTTTTTGCCAATCTGCTCAGCAGCGTGAACATCATCAAGATTGCTCACAAAATAACGATCAATAAGCGATTGTCGCAAATCCTTGGCTGTTGATGGGCCAGTACCTTTTTTGAATTTTCGGAAATTATACTCGCTTAAATCATCAATAAAATTAGTTTGTGGCAAATATACTCGGCCAGTTTTTTGGCCAAATCTAGAGCCTGTTACTTTGTCGGCTTTTGACTGCAACTCAGACCATTCATCAAGCCGTTTCGCTATATCTTTCACTTTCTGAGCAGCAGGATTTGAGCCAAGGCCGCCCGAGCGTGTCCAATACTTAATTTTATCTCTAGCAGCAAGTTCACCGTTTTTCAGTCGCTTTAATGTAGCAATTTCTTTATCACTTAACTGCATAACATCATCAATAATTGATGTGTCTAGTTTTGGATTTTTCAATAGCTTTTTATTCAAAGCATTTACACGATCCAAAATACGCTCCTGAGCACCGCCTTGAGCTAGTTTGGCGGCATCAATTTTCTCAGCAAGATTCTGGCCAGGTGTTTTATGTTCTTTATTGAGCCATTGCAACACCTTATTTTCACCAACTCTAGTTTTTGCGGCCTCTGTTACAGCACCAATACGCTTTGCATTTTCGGCAAACCAGCCAGCAGGCTTAGCAAGCTTTGATGTTCCAGCGGCTATTTTCTCAGCACCACTCACAAGCTTTGTTGCTTTGCCAACTTTCAATGCACTAGCAAAAAACAGAGGATCAGCCGCAAATTCTTGCAAACTATTTGAATTACGATTTGCCCTGTTATACTCAGCCCAAATTTCTTGTAAAATTTTATCTCGTTCAGCATCAGTTTTTGCTTTCTGATACTTACCAGCCAAAGCCATACGCTGCATAGAACCAGCACCACGATCATCATTATCAATTCGGTTATAACCAAAATTTGCATTTTTGCCAGTTACGGCTTTTAATGCAGCATTTTTATCAAAAGATTTGTCTGTGTACGGCCTTATATTGAAATTTCTCTGATTGAAAGTAGACTGCCAAGCATTCTTTTTATCATTCAAGCGATTTGCTGTTTCACCACCATATTTGTAAATATCACGATTTGGAGTATTGACATTACCAAACCAGTTAATTACACGACTTGGAGCAGTAACAACACTTGGAATATTCTCAGAACCGCCGCCAATGGTGTACTTAAAAAGTGGATTCTCGGCAACTTTATTCATTGCACCAGAGAACCAGCCACCAACCTTTGAACCAGTGTTGACGGCCTTGCTCTCATATACTTTACCCCAGCCCTCCATAGAGCCTGTTGTAGCAGCTCTGGTATATTCCAAATCCTTAATCAGCTCAGACTCTTGAGCAGCAACTTTGAGATAAGCATCATACTCAGCTTGCGAAGCAAATTTTTGTTTTTCAAGTGTGGCCTTATTAGCCGCCTGCCACTTCAAAACATTATTGAGCTTATCTTCATAACGCTTAATTTGATCAGTTTGGAGCTTTTTGATCTGCTCCTCGGCAAATTTCTTTTTGCGGCGATCATCAGCACCACTCACATCATCAAACCAGCCAAAAACACCACCTTGATTCTTACCAACATTTTGGCCAAGCTTTTCAGCCTTGGCTTTATATTCCTGTTTAACTTTCTCAAATTCATCAGTTGCCTTTTGAGCCTGCCCCTCTTGAGTGTTGTTATACCAATTTTGCCAATCAGCTTTGGCTTTTTTCACATCTGGATCAAGAGCTCGTTGAGCAAACCCAGCAAGCCAACCATCAATACCACCTTGATTTTTATAGTTACCAGACTTATCAAAAATCTTGCCCCAATCGCCATTCTGATATTTCACATCATACTTACCGATTGTCTTTTTAAGCCAATTCATTGCACCAGCAGCAGCTTTTTGTGCAGCAGCTTGGCTCTGGGCTCGTTTCTGATCTAGCTGGCCTTGAACTCGGCGGCGGTTTTCTTCTTTGATCCTAGCAGCTTCAGCACGAGCAGCGGCCTCAGCAGCAGCGGCTCTCTGAGCAGCCTCGGCTGCAAAATTTCTGACAGGTGAGGGAAGCCATTTTTGATTTGAAACAAATCCACCAATGGCACTCACTGGATTAGATGGCTTTGCTGGATTATATGGCTTTGCTGGCTGTTGTTGTACAGGAGTACCCCAGCCACCACCTCCGCCACCTCCACCAGATGGCTTTTTTTGTTGGCCAGAAACTACTGAGCGGATCGCATTATAAGC